CGAACAAATCGCAGGAGAGTTGAACCTTCTGCAAGAGGCGAAGAACGAAATTGAGCAGATGGGTCCAAACGCCTCGATGCAAGGCAAGGATGGCGACGCCCCGAGCGGTCGCGCAATTCTTGCCAATCAGCAGAGCGGCCAAACCGAACTTACGTTGCTGATGGATCGGCATCGGCATCTCAAGAAACGCACGTACCAACGGATCTGGGACATGATCCGCCAGTACAAGAACGAAGAGTGGTGGATTCGCGTCACAGACAACGAGAAGAACATTCGTTTCGTCGGCCTGAACCGGAAAGTAACGGCACGCGAAGAGCTGGCCAAGCGGCTTCAAGCGCAGGGAGCGCAGCCGCAGGAAATCCAGGCGATGCTGGGCCAGGTCGAGCAAGACCCAATGCGCGCGCCAATGCTTGATCAGGTAGTCCGCGTGGAAAACCAGCCCACTGAAATGTGGATGGATATCACGATTGAGGAAGTGCCGGACGCTGCGAACGTACAGGAAGAGCAATTCCAAGCGCTCATCAAGCTAGCGCCGGCCGTGACCTTCCCGCCGACCGTCTACCTCAAAGCATCGAGCCTGCGGAACAAAGACGAGTTGCTGCAAGAGCTGGAAGGCGCTCAGAAGTCGCCAGAGCAGGCTGCGCAAGAGCAGGTTGTCACCGAATTGCAGATCAAGAAAGCCACGGCTGAAGTCGAAAAGATCATTGCAGACGTTGAAAAGACCGAAGCCGAAGCACTGAAGATCAAGATTGAAGCCGACATTGCGCAGACCCAAGTCGCGCTTGGCCAGATCGTACCGCCAACAGTTTCAGAATCTGTACCTGCGTCGCCGCCGCCGGGTGAACCAACGGGCGTTCCTGAAGACGAAATGACGCCGCCGCCGGGCCAGTCGGGCGAAATGATGGGGCCACCTGCATGACGACGGAGAACACGTCACTAGAAGCAATGCTTGATGCATCGGAGACGGTTGAGACAAGCGCGCCAGCGCCGGTTGAAACCGCGCCTCCTGAGACGGGCGAAAAACAGAGCGCGGTGCCGCCGACCGACGCCAACGCACAAGCCGAGCCTCGTGATGATGGATTGCCTCACGTCCCGCGCAAAGCCCTAGAGGACGAACGCAAAAAGCGACAGGAATTGGAAAGGCGGCTTGCCGATCTTGAAAGATCAGCTCAGCCGCCGCAGCGTCAGCCTCAATCACAGCAGCAACAGTCCCCTGTCATCACGCAGGAAGACCTTGAGCGGTTGTGGTGGGAAAACCCGGCTCAAGCCGCAGCCATCGTTCAGCACTTTGCAACGCAGAACGCGCTTGCTCAGGCCGAACGCATGGTGATGTCGCGCGAGCTGGACAGGTCAGAACGGCGGGCCCGCAAGGCGCATGGAGACGAGACCGTTTCCGCTGCACTTCAGCAGGCACAGAAAGCCGGGATGATCGATGCTTTTCTTTCAGAGGAAGACCCGTATCAGTCCCTTATGGACTGGCACAAGGAAGTCGAGGCCGTTCGCGACCCCGCAACTCTTAAAGAGCGCTTGCGGGCTGAGCTGATGGCCGAGATGGGGCTAGACCCTGCTGCACCAAAGACTGCCGCCAAAGCCGCCGTTCCCAAATCGCTGGCGTCTCGCACTTCGGAAATGACCCGCAACGAACGCGGACAATTCCAGGGCCGGGCGTCATTAGACGAACTCCTAGGCTAAGGCTAACCCAAAATGGCAGAGACCTATATTCCATCTGCGTTGACAGTCACGCAGTGGGACGAGAACTATTTCCGTGAGTATCTGAACCAGAACTGGTTCAAGAAATTCTTCGGAACTGGCACCAACTCGGTGATTCAGGTCAAGGAAGACCTGACGAAGAAGCCCGGCGACAACATCACGTTGACGCTTGTCAATCGCCTGACCGGCGAAGCAAAGTCGGCCTCGGAAACGCTGGAAGGCAACGAGGAAGACCTTTCCACCCGGTCGTTCAACATCCGGGTTCGTGAGTACAGCCACGCCGTCAAGTTCTCGAAGTTCGAGGAGCAGAAGACGGCCATCAACCTGCGCCAAGCCCATAAGGATACCCTTATGGATTGGAACATGGAGCTGGATCGCGACAACATCATTGACGCGCTCGGGTCGATCAACGGCACGGCCTATGCGTCAGCGTCGGAGGCCTCCAAGGATGCTTGGCTTGCCGACAACTCGGACCGTGTGTTGTTCGGGGCTGCAAAATCGAACAACTCGAGCAACGACCATTCGGCATCGCTGGCTAACTGCGACACCTCGGCCGATAAACTGACGCCTGATGCAATCAGCCTGATGAAGCGGATGGCCAAGCAGGCTAATCCGCGCATTCGGCCGATTCGCCCTAAGTCGAGCATTGGCGGCTCTGACGGCTACGTTCTTCTGGCCCCAACCGAGATGGTGCGCGACCTTGCGGCCAACTCGACATTCCAGCAGGCAAACCGTGATGCAGGCGTGCGCGGCGACAGCAACAAGCTGTTTACGGGAGCGGATTACATCTGGGACAACGTTTATATCTACGAAATCGAGGACCTTCCATCGCTCGGAGCTGTCGGCGCGTCTTCGGCCGTGGTTCGTCCCTGCTACATGCTTGGCGCTCAGGCGCTCGGCATGGCGTGGGCCATGCGTCCGCAGACGGTTGAGGACGAGTTTGATTACAAGCGTAAGGTCGGCATGGCGATCAAGCAGTGGTACAAGGTCGAAAAGCTCCGCTTCGGCACGGGCGCGACCGACACCGACGACTACAAAGACCACGGTGTTGTCACCGGCTATTTCTGCGCGGCTTCGGATTCGTGATCATAGCCAGCCTTTACCGGAAACGATTCTACTGATCGTTGTCTGGCAAACACCAAACAGATCGGCAATCTTCTTCTGAGACAAGCCGGAACTATACAGCTTCTTAATCTCTGGAATGTCAGCCTCTTTCAGCTTAGCCCGTCCATTCTTACTTCCTGGATTAGGGTTCTTGTTTGGGGCTACACCGAGAACGCGAAAAGCATGAAGCGTGTTTTCTGACTGTGTACAAAGCTCAAGGTTGCCGATTGAATTGTTCGTCTTGTTCCCATCCTTGTGGTTGATCTGCTTTCCGGGCGGTATTTGCCCGACAAATGCGGTCCACACCAGACGATGAGCGCGGAAGTTCTCCGTAACTCCGCCGCGACACAGGACGTAACTAAAATAGCCGCCACGTGCGGCTCCTGGTTTGCAAGCCGTCAGTGTTGGTTTGCCAGACCGCGTTGCAATCCGGCGCACGTCGCCGCCATCTGAAACCTCGTAGCAGTCAGCGTATCCCGGAACTGGTTTCCATCTGAGCATGGCAGCCTCAAAGTTCTCCCAACCGCTGATGCATATGAAAAAACGCGAAGGAAAGTAAAAGCTATGGCGACAGTATCCACTAACCAGTACAGCTACGCCACTCCGGCCGGTCATGGCCTGCATGGCAACGTCAAGGCGTGGTGGGGCAAATACACGTTCAGCGCGGCCCCCAGCGCTAACGATCTCGTCAACCTGTTCAAGCTGCCCAAAAACAGCCTTACGCTGTGGGGCTTCCTGGCAACGGACGATATCGACACCGGCACCGAGACGCTGGACATCGACGTTGGCATTACGGCTAACGGCGGCGGCGCAGCAACTCTCACCGTTTCCGACACGACGACCTACACGAACGAGAACTCGGGCGTAGCGCTCGCGACCGCGTTCGTCAACGGCGGCGTGATGACGGGCGATGCCATCACTGATCTGATGCCTCAGGGGACGAACTGGAGACCGTTCATTCACGGAACTGGTCCGAAGTTTTTCAGTGAGGAAACTCTGGTGCAAGCCAAGATCGTGGCAGCCGCTAATGCAGGCGGAACCGGCACGCTCTACGTTTGCATCTTCGGCATTGTTCTCTAACACAACGGGGGCGGGCTTTGGTCCGCCCCTAACCTTATGAGGAGAACGCATGGCGACTTTCACGAAATTCAACGCTTTTGTCGAAAACCTCTGCGAAGCCGTGCACAACTTTGAGCCAGCGGCGCACTCGTTCAAGGCGATGCTGACCAACTCAGCGCCGTCTGCGGCAAACAGCGTCAAAACAGACATTACCGAGATCAGCGCTGGTAATGGCTACACGGCTGGCGGCAACGCCATCACGATTTCATCAAGCGCGCAAACGTCAGGCACGCAAAAAGTCGTGTTTGCCGATACGACGTGGACCGCTTCTGGAGGTTCTATCGGCCCGTTCCGATACGTCGTAATCTACAATGACACGCCGTCCTCTCCGCTTGATCCGCTGGTTGCCTACTACGACAACGGGTCTTCCGTGACGCTGGCCTCTGGCTCAAGTTTCACCACGGATTTTGACGGCACAAACGGCTTTTTCCAGCTCGCTTAAAGGAGACGACGCATGTTTGACCCGGATATCATGCGCGCCCGCTTTCACGATCTGGCAAAGCAGCGCAATGAAATTGAAGCCAAGGCGGCACCTACCCGCCAGCGCTATCATGAGCTTCAAGCCCAGGAACAAGCCATCAAGGCACAGCTTCGCCCCGTGCTTGATGAATTGCAGGCGCTTGAAGAACCTTTGTTTAAGATTGACCAGGAGCGCGCCATTTTGGTTCGTGCGTTGGCTGGCAGGACAGGTGAGGCGGGCTGATGGCGAAAGTCTTTAATCTCGCCCGCGTCACGACTGCAACTACCGGAACGGGCACCATAACTCTCGGTGCCGCTGTGGCAGGGTTCCTGACTTTCGCAAACGCTGGCATCTCTGACGGCGACACTATCACTTATGCGATAAAGGATGGATCGAATAGCGAGATTGGCCGAGGCGTTTACACGGCAAGCGGAACCACGCTGACGCGCGCAAGCATTCTAAAATCCACAAACTCAAACAACGCGATCAATCTGTCTGGATCGGCCGAGGTTATGATTACGCCTGCGGCCGAGGATTTTACACAACCCGATAGCATCCAAAGCATTAACACCGGCCAGCTGGCTGGGTATAGAAACAAGATTTTGAACGGATGCATGCGAATCTGGCAGCGCGCGACAGCTTCGGTTGGTAACGACACCTATGGGTTCGACCGTTGGAACAACCTAGTTCAGACTGCAGCGGTAACGCTGTCGCAGCTTACTGACGTTGAAAACACAACGCCGCACATGATGCGCATCACGCAGTCGCAGGCGTCGGCGCAGCGGTTTGGAACAAGCCAAATTATTGAGTCCGTCAACAGTAAGGACTTGCGCGGCCAAGCCGTAACCCTTTCTGCGCGTGTGCGCTGCTCGGCATCGACCACGCTCCGGTATGCCATTCTTGAATGGACGGGAATCGCAGACAGCGTAACAAGCAACTTTGTGAAGAGCTGGACAAGCACGACCTTCACAGCCGACAACTTCTTTACCTTGACATCAACGACAGTCACCGGAACCGGATCAACGGCACTGACGGCCAACACGTTGGCGACGGTGTCACTGACGGCCACGGTTGGTTCATCGTGCAATAATCTTGTTGTGATTTTCTGGACGGATTCAACTCAGGCACAAAACGTTACGTTGGATATAGGAAAAGTCCAACTCGAGATTGGAAGCTCGGCAACGGCGTTTGAACGCAGGCCGTATGCCATAGAATTTGCCAATTGCGCGCCGTATTACTACGCATTCAGCGCGGCCGGGGCAACTGGTGGCGGGTCTTATGCAGCGATGGGAATCGTCGTAAACTCTACAGATATTTATTATGTACTGCCTATTCCATTTGTTATGAGAATAGTTCCGGCTGTCAGCGCCAGCGCGGCATCAGATTGGAACAACGGAACTGTTGGCGGTAGCTCTAATGGAACGTCAATTGCTCTAGCTGTGCCAATGCTAAATACTGTGCAGGTGCAGTTGACATCGGGAGCGCACAGCGGAATCAGCGGCGCAGTTGGAATACTTCGACCCGTCAACACAAATGCACGCATTAGATTTGACGCGGAGATATAACCATGTATCGGTTGAGGCATGACGGCGCTGTTGAGCGCATATCGGACGGTGCAATCATCCCTAACAATCCTCTTCTTGGTGCGTGGGGAGACTATCAAAATTGGGTTTTGCAAGGCAACAATCCTGAGGCCGCTACTGCAAAGCAAGTAACAATTGATGATATAATAAAAGAGCGAAGCAGAAGGCTGTCTTCTGGTTTTGACTATAATTTTGGCGATGCACGAGGCGTGCATCGGATAGGAACGAAGCCTGATGATTTGATTGGTTGGGGGGAGGTTGCGCAATTTGCTGGTGCGCTCCTCAACAGCGGCGACGTAACGACCACGATCAACATTGTCACCGATACCGGACCTTGCCAGATCACAGCGCCGGAATGGTTCGCAATCGCTCTTGCTGCGGCGCAATTCCGTCAGCCTATATGGGCGCGTAGTTTCGTTCTCCAGCAAACGCTGCCAACGGACTTTACGGCCGATGCACACTGGTCATGATGCACGCACACAGGCGATCATAGAGCAGGCCCGTAAGCGGTCTGAGGTCATCAAAACGGAAACCTTGCCGCCCGAGGTGCGCATGGTGATTGACCAGATGCTTGCGACCATCAAAGACCATGAAGTGCGCTTGGCCCAAACCGAAGGGTTCCAATCCGCCCTTGTGTGTGAAGCCACCAACAAGCTGAAGGGTGCCGCCTGATGCTTGGATACGAGGCAATCGGCCGACTTGCCGTAGGTGAACTGACGACAGCAAATGCTGTGGCTGTGACGGCATCGTCTGGCACGCTGACGCTGACCTTCCAGAGCGTCGCCTCGCAGATTTCAGTAGCGGCAGACGCTGGCACGCTGACGCTGACCTTCCAGACGGTCAACACCGCAGTCAGCATGCCGGCAGGGCAAGGTACGTTCAACCTTACCGGGCAAGCAGCAGCCCTTACGTCAGCGTTTATCTTGCCGGCGTCTCCGTTCCTTTATACGGAGCGGTCTCAGTTTGGCTTTGCGGCACTTGGACAAGTTGCGCTTGGTGAATATCAGTCATCGCAACGGCCGACGTTACAGATCGCATTCCAGACGGTTCAATCAAATTTCTCTATGCCGGCTGCCCAGGGCACTTTCTCGCTATCTGGCCAGCCCGCTTTTCTGTTCCTTGGAAATATACTTTCCGCGGCAAGCGGCAGCTACACGCTGACCGGATCGCAGGCCGTTTTCCAGATCAACATGCCGGCTGACAGGGGAACATTTACGACCACGTTCCAAGTCTATGACAACGTGATCACACTGCCGACCAAAATGAGAGCATTCGCTCGGGTCGGGCGTAGCACTATCTCAGCCCGCTCTGTCGGTCGTGACATCAGAGCCAAGGTTTACGGAGGCTGAATTGCTCACACCAGGGCGCCACGCCGTCAACACCACCGTTCGGATCGCGGTGAACTTTCAGGATGATAACGGGACGGACGTCGATCCAAGCGGGGTTTCTTTCAGGCTCTACAGCCCAAGCGCGACGGACACGACCTACACATACGGCACAGACATTGAGCTGGTTCGTCTGAATACGGGAGATTATGTGATTGACGTTGTGCCGAATGAATCTGGCCGTTGGCATTATCGCTGGCTGTCCACGGGAACAGGCACTTCAATTGCGCTTGAAGGTTCGTTCGTTGTTCAGTCAAGTGTATTTTTCGATGATCCGACGACGGACGCCTACCGATGAGCTACACAACCACGCAGCTTGCTGTGCAGGTGCTTCGTAAGTTGCGCGTCATCGACGCGACCGAGACGAGCAGCGATGTCGAAAACGCGGTGCTTAATCAAGTTACGGATGTCTATCGCGCCAAATGGGAAGAACTGTCGGCCCACGGCCGAGAACTGACATATTGGGCATATGACAACATCCCAAACCCGGTTTTTCTCACGCTGGTTGATCTCATCGCGCTTGAATGCCGGGACGCGTTCGGCCAGCCGTTGACGGCGCAAGAAAAGGAAGTTGAGGAGCAAATCATTCTCAAGCGCTTGCGCCGGCATACGCAAGTGCAGGCATCCGGTAAGCCCGTAGAGGCGGTCTACTTCTGATGGCCATTCAGCCCATTCAGTTTGGCATCACATCCAATCCCAACCGCAACGACACGCAAGGCGTGCTTGTCAACTGCTATGCGGAGGACTTGGGCGATGAAAATGAGGTTCGCTATGCGCTGTATGCGTGCGACGGGTATTCATCGTTTTCGACGCTGACGGGCAGCGGTTCCGGCGTCTGCAAGGGTATGCTGAATCTCGACGACACCACGCTTTATGTCGTCACAGGGCAGCGCATCAACCGCGTCGATACGTCGGGCACGGCAACAGACATGGGCGCGCTTGCAACATCCGGCTATGCCTACATGGCGCGCAACCGCAAGGCTCCCAACGCACAAATCGGCATTGTCACATCGGACGGCCTATTCCGCATCATTGAAAACAACACGGTTAGCACGCCAAGCGTCGATCCTGACATCCCTACGTTCAACTCGCTGTGCACCTTGGATGGGTATTTTATCTTCACGGCATCCAACGGCGAATGGTTCATCTCGTCAATCGACGAAGGCGCGACGATAGATGAACTCGAGTTCGCCCAGGCGCAAAGCAACCCTGACGGCATCGTGCGCGGCATCGTGCGCGGGCGCGATGTTCTAATCTGTGGTCCCAGATCAATCGAGGCCTACCAAAACACGGGCGCGACAGATTTTCCATTTGAGCGCGTGCATTCGCTGAATGTGGGCGTGGCGTATGCGCCGGCGATGGTGAACCTCGCAGCGGTAACTGATGGCGGTACGCAGGACGTGGTGATTTTTCCGGGCAATAACGCTGATGGTTCTTATGCTGGCGTGATGATGCTGGAAGGCTACGGAGCGGTTACCTTCAGCCCAAACGCGCTCGATCGAGCCATCATTGCAGAGCCGACAAAATCGAGCATTCGCGCCTTTACCTACGCGCGCAACGGTCATGTGTTCTACACCATCACTGGGTCAAGCTTTACGTGGGAATACAACGCCAGCCTTCGCCGCTGGCATCAGCGCAAGTCGTCGTCGTCGTCGGTCTGGAACGTCGTTGATGCCGTGAACTTCAACTCGCAGACCATCTACGCAGACAGGACAAGCGCAGCGCTTTATCAAGCGTCATCATCTCTCACGCCTGGCTCGGCATCACAGATCAAGCTGCGGCATTCCAACAATGGTGGATCGACGTGGAGCCCGGAGCGCTCAAAGGCCGTGGGCTCGTCAAAGACGCAGCGTGTGCGTTTCCCCGCATTGGGCATGAGCCGTGAGGATGGCAAAGTGTTTGAGGTGACATTCTCGAATGCTATTGTAGAGGCTGGCGTTGCCACGGATATGCAGGTGATCACGCCCCCGGTGCATGCGTTCCCACGGCGCATGATCTTTGATCATCTCTACGTCAACATCACCAGCGGAACGAGCCAGACAAGCAACGCGAAGGGGTTTGTGAACTTGGCGGTAGACGCCTCTGCGGTGGATGCCTGATGGCCGACACGACTAACCCAATCCCATCTGTAACTGAACCTCTGGTTGATCGGTATCGGAGATGGAACCCGATATGGTATCGCTTCCTGAAGCCGCTGTTCGATACCGTTCGATCCAACGGCGTGTCGATAGAGCAGCTTCAGGATAGCTACACAATCTCAGTCAACCAGAACGGGCGCGTGATCGGCTCGATCAAGCTCGACGGTTCTGGAGGAACGTCAACGTTTGCGGTGTTGGCTGACAAGTTCGTCGTGATCAACCCGACGAACAACGCAGACGGTATTACGGCGTTTGTGGTCGGCAACGTCAATGGTACGCCGACAGTGGGCATCAATGGCAACCTGATTGTCGATGATACGATTTTGGCCCGTCATATCGACGTGTCAACACTTTCAGCGATCACGGCAAACATTGGAACTGTAACGGCGGGAGTGATCCAGTCAACAGCGGGCAACATGACGATCGACTTGAATAACGGGACGATTGAAATAGTCGCATGACGCACAAGCTTAAGGCTGATTCCAGCGGTAAAGTTGCCATCTACGATTACACGGCCGGCAACGATGTCCCATTTACGTCGCCACTGTCAGCAGTCTCTCGACTTCGCTTTCATACGGACTTGCTATATCCGCGCATCATCGACACCCGTTCGGTAACTGTGACGCTGCCGGCCGTTATTGCCAACGCGCGAAACGATGCCGACACTACGTCTACCCAAACGCTGTTTGCCCACGGTCTCAGCGGTATCCCATGGGTTGAGGGGAAAATAACATCAGGCGTTGGTGCAGTAGTCCCGTTGTGCGGGTCAACCCCAGTTCAACAACACTCCTCATCACCTTCAGCTTCGTCTCAAAGCTTCTTGAGGATAGTTCACTTGGGGGCCAATAGCACTGACGTCCTGCTCAACTCGCTGTGCGTTACTGAAGACACACAAACCATGCCGGCGCTGACCATCACCGTTGTCGTCTACGTCACCAACATTTTGGTTTAGCAAATGCCCGTAACCCTCAGAATAACACCAACAACGGTTCAATTCGGTACGCAGTTCAACACGTCATACAAGTATTTGATCTCCGGTCGCGCGGGTGCTGATTTTCCAATTACGTATGGCGGAGAGACGTTTCAGCTTGCGTCAACGGCAGCACCAACTGTAACGAGCACGCAATGGAGGTATTCCGTCAACGGATACGTGAAAGAGTACGATCCGCCGGGAGTGCTGAGCTCGAACAGTAGCTTTGTTCTGGTCACCACAACGTCATGAGCTTCTATGCCAGCGCCGGCCGTATCAGAGCGACAGATGCAGCCGGAAATGTTATATTCGACACAGACGAACGGTTGTTCACGGTAACAGATGGTCCGCTTACGGGAACTGTTGCAACAAATGGTGGTTCTGGTCGAAGCTTTGCGTTCTCATCGACTGGCACGGCGCAATATCACGTAACAGCAGACACGGTTATCAGTTCTGTAAATGCGGCGGCTACCGTCGTTCGTGGTGCGTTTCAGTCAACGGTTGTGGGTTCGAATACCGGCATTGCCAACAAGGGATGGTTCAATGCGTCTGGGAGCTACGTTGCGACAATGTATGCAACGGGACCGGCACTTGGTGGTTTGAACAACGTTACTCTGAATAGCTTCGTCACGTTCACGTTCATGATTTCAGGCGGGAACTTGATCCTCCGAGAACGCTATCGCGTTTGTACGCCGTTGCCGTCGAGTTCTCCAACGGTCATCGTTCGCAGTCATAGCCTGCAA